GCGCAATACTCACCTGTACTGACGGCACCACGCTACGTGGGACTCTTTAACGACGGTAGGTAGGGATTGGTGTAGCCTTGCCTCGAAGTCGTGCACAACAACAAATTACAAACCGTAGTCCACTTTGTATATTTGCTGTAGTGCAAGCGTGTTAATAACATTGCCTGGCGCGAGAATTGCCTGGCAGATCTCACTGATCTGGTCGCCAGAAATTCCGTATCGCTCACAGAGAACCCAATCGGGCACGTCCTCCCGTCTGCCAAGGGAGAAATGTTTCGTTATGTCGATGGGGAGTCGACATGAAACATCTTTAAACATGTACTTCATCTCTAGAGCGCGTTGAATACTAGAACGTCCTGAGTGCATATAACCCTTCAACACGGAGGAGTTCCATGCTTTTGGATCTCGGCAGTTGTCGCGGTCGCAACTACCAAAACTTCGCAAAATAGCACCTAAATTTAAAAAGGAGTTCATCTTACCATTCTCATCAACGTAAAAACTGTGTTTCAAGAATTGACATTGTGGTGGTGTGCTTCGTTCCGCTACAGTGACGTCATAACCAACAGCGCGTGCTGCAGCTTTGATTGATTCTGCGTCCTTCGCGTCACTCAGCACACAGGATAGCATGATGATGAAAGTTGCGATGTTATTCAAACAGGTGGTCAATGTTGACCCTGAGAATTCTAGTGGTTCAGTGGGGAAGATTTTTATTGGGGGGGATGCATTGTCTGGATCCGGTACCACCAGTGGCAACTGACACTGGCGAATATTACGACGCATTATATTATCTCCGATAGTGGTGCCACTAGCCAACCAACGTAGGACACCGAAGATTGATGATGAGTTGCTCATGTCGCAAGAGCTGATGTCCATCTCAAAGACTTTACCACCAAGTCGCATGAGTGAATCATCAGAAAAGAATATACCGAAAAATTCCTTATTACCATCGAACAAACGCGATACTGCTGCATCCAGTACCTCTGGCTCAACGCTGTTGACGAATAAGAAACGGGCTTGTTTGTTGTGCATGACGATTTCTTGGAAACTACTCTTTATTATTTCACATAGAAACCCTCCCAATAACGAACCAGGGCAAGTATAGTCCCCAATCAAACGTGGATACTTACCTGGCTTCGCTTTTTCGTATAGTTTAACTTTGCCTGTTATTTTCTTGGTGAACAGTCCACCAAATTCACACCTCTCAATTATTTCCGTCACTGCAGCCATGCGAAGTTTCTTCTTCGGGTGCTTAGCGTGAGCGTACTCCGTTTGAGTTTTGATCAAATCATCCACTTGTGACATCACACTTGTGATGCGGTCTCGTATCGGCCCCAACAATCCCTTGATGATGGGGCGCAATCTGGACCTAGCGGAGAATATTTCTCTGTTGTTGCGTCGCAAGTTGTCTTCGTACTCCCTGATTTCTGCTTCATCCGTGACCCCTTCAGGTATTCGACATGCTGCCATCCTAGTGAAGGCACGGTCGAAATTTCCTCTTGAGCCGCGGTACACTGTCCACGGACCCCAAAATATAGGCCCGAACAATGTACTATAGTATCGTCGTGATTGCGCACGGAGTTTCTCGTGGTGCGCAAAAACGATAGATATAGCGTGCTTGTTACCGGTTTCCAGAAGATACAAAATGCTGTCGCGTGTGGTGTGTGACTTTATTAGCGATTCAATTCCAAAATTTTCGTGATGTTCCTGCATTGCAAACAACTTGTCAGGGTGCATAACACCAAACAAACCGTTGTAGACAAACTGTTTATTGATTGTACAGTCAACATGTGACACCTTGAGTGGTAACTCAAAAGTGTCGACTACCGGGACATGTTGTGCCATCGAATTTAGAAAGACCAACTAACTGCGTCGTCTCTACCTTCTATTTTTCCAAAATACTTAAGTCGTGAGTACCTATCAATTTGTGCCTCTTGGATGATCAACCAAGCCACTCTTTCACGCACATCCATGGGGAGGTGCTGCGTCCAGGGGTGATTAATGACACCACGTTGGATGGTGCCACTACCCGGGTCGGTGACTTGCCACATTGCAAATTCAGACCTCAACCTTTCGAAAATGCGCTCCTCAAGCATCACAGTGCAGTACATGGTGTAACCATGTCTCAAACAAAAATCTTTGTAAATGCCCTGGCACCTATAAACACCGAACCAATTGCGCAACGGCCGGAAAGGTTGGTTGAGGTAGCCCATGCGGACAAGTGCGGAATGCACAAGTGCATATGATGTTGAAATAAAGCGGTCGACAAGGAAGAGTAAAAACACAATTGTGCACCAGATGATGGTTAACTCAACATGAAGGTCAACAACTAAGTGACCGATATGGACAGTAACATCATGAATGAAGCGCGGGTATCGGTCCTCGACCTGAATTACGAGCTGTGGTGACCATGCGAAATGAAAAGGCATGGGTTCTCCATAATCTTGGATTGACAAGATGCTTCGTTCGTACACAGCCATAAGGAACATCCCGAGCCCAACCAGGATGTACCAATATCTAGCGAACCAACTAACAGTCTTGTCAGCGCGAAGGTAAATAGCGTACTCCCTACTGGGAGATTCCACAAGATTCTCCTGCACGGGAGCATCGTGTGGGCCGCGGACCACCAACACCTCGCGAATTTTAGATGCAAGGATGGGGTGGTGTTGTAGCGTAACGTCGGCATCAACGAACGCAATGAACATCTCTCTCGTGGTGGTGAACGAGGAGGAACCACAGGTGACTTGAATTGCTGGGAGCGGGACACGCTCACCTTCCTCATTCACACGGAAGAGGAACATCTCAAGCACACTGTGGCAATCGTGAAATTTCTTCAATTTTAAATAATAAGAGCGTGATATTTCCATAAAAGCCTACTGCCTAGCAGAGTTGTGGTATGACCACGGAATAAAAGTGAGAAAAGTGACATGCCAGGAGACATACATGTGATTGACTAGGTCCGCACACATGTAGCCCAATAACGTTTACCGGCGTACCGGGTTGTGTCGTGACCAACGCCCACTCTTGTTTGACCAAAGAGAATGAGAAAAATGGTGGTTGGCAAATAAATAATAATGATAGTGAAGGATAAAGAATGCGGACGGATATGCAGCGACAACCCGTGGAACGTGAACTAATAAGTGTAGCAAAATTTCAAAAGGATAAATGAACGTCAGCCCAAGTTTTACTCCCGTTTACTCTCTCACCACACCTACGTTACGAACTCAAAGACGGTCGCCCTGATTTATACTCCCGGGTGGAGTGTTGAAAAATAAATGGATCAATTAAGAACACCAGAAGTGAAATAAATGTTTGAAAGAAAAACAAATACAAGTTATAAATAAATAACATAAGACGAGAAATTAATTGTTCCTGAAAATGTGCCAGAAGGTTAGGGTGGCAGTCACTCTAAAGCATTGCCAATGCCACCGCGACAGACCCAGCGTCTTTGATGGCTGTCTTGTGATGTTCTGCGAATGAGATGCCCTTGGCGACACCAGCCAACGAGAGACTGGGTGTCTGTGAGTGGCTATGATGAGCGTGCTTCACAAGGTTGGACACTGCCTCAGCTGCAAGAGAATGCGAAGAACTGGGAGTGTGTAATGTTTCGATGCTAGAACCGTGAACTTCCCAGTGCTCGATGATTTCGAAGTCATAAGACTGAGCAGTACCAACCAAAGGCAAGACAACCATTGTGCCACCAGCTCGGTACCCAGACGAACCCAGGTTACATACCGGACCGTGACCACAACCATAAAAAGAAGATTCGGAGAGAATATCGGAGGTGTCCGCTTTGTACCAGTCAACGTTTGCGGAGTACAACTGACCACTGAGGGTGAGCTCTGTATCCGGTTCATTTGCCATGTTCTTACGAACAGTACGGTGGTTGCCGTCAATCGATGAAATCAGAGTATCCATGTTGACGGTGGAGCTGTACTGAGAGATAACGCCCTCGTAATCAGTTATGAACTTCACGACACCTTGCCTGTTGACAGCAGCAGTGGTATTTCGTAACCGAATTCCCGCAGATACCAGGCGCCATGAGAAATCACTGCCAGCTAGCGTATTTGCAATGTAAGGCGTGTTACTGCTACCCGCGAAAAAGGTCACCCCAGAGGCAGCTGTGGCAGCGGAAAGTTGTTGTAGAGCAAGATTGGCCCGTGTTCCAGCGAAGCCCGTGAGTGATCGAGCATAACTATCGGAACAAATACAAGGTGAAATAAATACCAGGCATTCTTGAGACGCAGGGACGGAAATAGAAGTGAGACTTCTGGCAGTGAATTTTTGAGACGGTTGAGCCTTCTCGAGCAGGTTAGCAACACCTCTCGGTATTCTGAAAGGACTCAACTGTGCAACTGTGTTTACAACGTTGGGGTCTTTATGTGTGATGGGTGGTGACATGTCCATGCTTGAATTGTTGAGAATACCAGGGAAGGGAAACCCTCGTTGGGATGGAAGGCGCGTCTTCTTTCCTTTCTTTGTATTCTTTTTCTTCTTCAAGGTGAGCGTGGCCAACCGGCGCTCGATGTTGCTGAGACGAACGTTCTGGCGTCGGTCTTGTTTCTTCAAATCATCGGTATTCGTGGCTTCACCAGCGTTCCCGTTGATCTGAGATACTTTCGGGACGCAGCATGAGGACATGCATGTGATGCGTGTTTTATTGTGGTTTAAAATGCTATTTTGTTTGAATGTGTTCTTTCCCTATATTCACGTCATAACACAGAATGATGTGAGAGACCCAGCTCTACGCTGTGACGAGCTTATCTTCTAACGCGTTGGTACAGACTTAACCATGGACGCGGTCTCAACTTCGAACCGCAGCTCGGGTGTTGAGGTACTGCACGTGGCACCCTACCAGAGAACTTTCGCGACAGTAGCGATCTGCCCGTAAATCTAGTTCTCATGCGCATTCTTGCTATCGAACGCACAGACCTGGGAAACCAGGAAGTGGTCATGGTAACATCCAAGACAACATGGAGATGCCCTCCAACGGGTGTACCCTCCAGGTGTATCAGACCAACCTACCATGATTAGTTGGGTTTTTAAAATTTGGTGTACTTTCCGGCAACCCGTACACCATCAGTGTCAGAAGACAAAGCATGCGGCAGGTTACCACCGCATGGAAAAGGAGCAGTG